ATTAGTTGAACCACCTATAGTATGTACAACTGTATTATTCCAAGCATAATTTTGATTTGGAGGAAAACTAGAATAAAGAACTTGTAAGGTTTGCTGTGTGCCATTTATATAAATTTTAACTCTGTCCGTGGCAGTACTTTCAGTAACATCTACAGCTACGACAACATGAAACCAATTAGTTGTATCCCTAAATACTGCGTTTGTCCCAATAGTATGTGCATTACCAAAACTTATTGCTAATCTATCACTAGTGTCAAAGTATATAAAATCTGAATAACTTGAAGCAAAAGCACAAAAAAGAATAGAACCACCTGCATCAATAGTACCACTTAGTTTAACCCAAGTGCTAAGAGTCCAAGTTTTTCTATTACTTGCACTAGATGGAGTTCTACTTAATTCTGCACCACTTGATTTATCAAAACGTAGAGATTGGTCTATAGTTTCTGGATAAAATCCTGCACTAGCACCAAACCATTTTTCATTGCTTAACATTAGCTGAAAGCCAACTGAGGTGTACCAAGTAAAATAGAGTTATCTGCTTTTATCATATAAGGCACTACATCATAAGCACTATTTGTACTTGATAAATTTAAACCACTACCACCAACAGTTTCATAGTCTGTGCCTAAAGATACTGTTCCTGCTGAACCAGAACTTGGCTGTATAAATATCATAGCACCAGTTTGACCTACATTTGACGCTTCAGTTGTAGGATTAGCTAAAGTATTTGCACCACTTCCTAAAGTAAGAATAAAGTTTTGATTAGTATCAAAATCTAAGGTTTTACTCGTAGATATTGTTGCAGTTTCAGTTGCAGTAACACTTGCATTTCCTAAAACAATTCTTCCAGTTCCATTAGGTGTTAAATTAATATCGCCATTACTTGTACTTACAATGCTATTACCATTAACATCTAAATCGCCACCTAATTGTGGTGTTGTATCTCCAACTACATCTGTTGCAGAATCTGATACGTTTACTGTGTTAGCAGTTGTGTTAAATGTTGCGAAAGTAATATCATCTGAACCATCATAAAACTTTAATATTGGTGCAGTTGCAGTTGTTGTGTCTAACCAAAATGTCCCACTTACTGCACTTGATGGTCTAGAACTTCCAGAATTAGTTGTGTTAATCGCACCTAAAACAGTATTTAAATCACTTCTAAATGATGGAAACGATTGGTTCGCTATTGTAAAATCAGTTGCTTGTGCCATAATTATTTATACTCCTTTTAAAAGCCTTTTGCAATAAAATCAAAAGTTTTAGATATTCCAGTATTGGAACTATTAAAAAATGCAACATCAAATCCAGATACACTTTTATTTGTTACTGTAAAATAATCTCCAGTTGCCATTCCTTGTCCAGTAACACCTACTGCATATCCAGTTGTTTTAAAAGGGTTTGTGAAACTGATTGATTTTGTGCCAGTACCAGAAACAATATCATTACCACTAAATATTCTATCTTGCATATCAATAGTAACAGTAACTTGAGAAACAACTGGTGTACTTGCATTATCTCTTGATATTAATACAACTCTAAATTTAAAATATCTTGCTTCATATTCTCCAATAACAAAGTTTCTAAAATCTGTATATGTTGTATTATCATCGCTTGTTGCTATCTCTAAATGTGCATTACAGTTTGCAGGTGTATCGCCATCGAAGTTAGAACTAGCATCATCAAAGTTTCCACTTCTATTATCAAATAAATCATCTGGGTTATCTGCTGATTGTGTTAAACTTGCAGTTATTCGTGCAGTATGCTTTGCACCAATATCTATAACATCTGAAAATTCATAATTGCCACTTGATAAAAAGTCTGCATTAGATGCACCACTATCAAAAAATCTAGTTGTTTCATCATCAAAATTACCACTCGCACTATCAAATAACTCTGATGAATCTAACTCTATTGCACTATCTGTTAAAACAGTATTTGTAAACGTACCACCGAATGTTGGGTGTTCTGATTGTGTGGTAACTGCATTAAAGTTTATTGGGCTTGTAACATTAGATATTATAGCAGTTGCATTTGAACTAAAGTTCCCTAATTTATCTACTGCTTTAATTAAATATGTGCCTTTTCTTGCAGGAACTGATATTGATGTTGCAGGTCTTGATATTTTCTCAACTAAAGAAACTGAATTAAGCCAATCTGCTGAACCATCGGTAGCTTCTGAAAATCTAAGATTATAATAAGCTAAATCCAAGTCAGTTACAGCTTCCCATGATAAATGTGCTTCTTGACCACTTACATTAGCTGAGAAGTCAGTTACATCTGATGGTGGTGCTATTGCTCCAACGATTGTTCTTTGTGCTGATACATAGGTTGATGAAACCCCTAAACTATTAACTGCTTTAACTCTTACATCATAGGTTTGTTGGTCAATCACGTTTAATATTCTATGATTTAAACCAGAGCCTAAGTCAGCAATAATAAAATCTGATGATGAATTTAATTTGTATTCTACTTGATAATTATCAACAAAGTTATCTGGGCTTGCACCGATTGTAACATTTAAAGCCACAATAACTGTTCCATCATTATATTCTATAAGTTCATCTGATAAAGTTACTGATGCAGGTGGCTGAACTGTTAATGGATTAGGTAAAGTCGTACTTGGTATTGTTGCCACTTCTTGTTGAGTGCCAAATGTATAAAAGCTATCTTGATGTTCTGAGCATTGTATTGTTACTGTATGGTCTGCATTTATAGATAAATTTTGCACTCTAAATGGTTTTGCAGAAAAACTTGGTGTTGAATGTGTAATATTAACAATATCGCCAATAGCCAAATCAAGGGCTGTAGCGTCTGCTCTGAGAGATATATCTAAACTTGACCTAGAACGCCTTAAAATGATTTCTGCCATCTCTTGGGCTTGATATGGGCTTGTAAACATAGAAAAATCAAACCTACCTTCTAAAAGTAA